TGACGCCTTGCGGTCTGCGCGATAGTAATCAGCCGTTAGCCGCTCCACCTCAGCCACAAGCGCATTGCGTTCAGCCTCAAGCTCAGCGATGAGCTGATCTGCTTCCTCAAGTTCTTCTCCACCTTCCCACTCAGTCATCACTCCTCCTCCTCCAAAATCAGATCACCAAACGTCGGCCACACCTCGCGCACCTTCTCAGCGCATGCTTTTAGCGTGAGCGTTCTAGCAACATAAGCAGCATCAGCAACATAAGCAGCATCAGCAGCAGCAGCAGCAACATAAGCAGCAGCAGCAGCATCATCAGCAGCAGCAGCAGCAGCAGCATCAGCAGCAACATAAGCAGCATCAGCAGCAGCAGCAGCAGCAGCAGCATAAGCAGCATAAGCAGCATCAGCAGCAGCAGCAGCAACATAAGCAGCAGCAGCAGCAACATAAGCAGCAGCATCAGCATCAGCAGCAGCATCAGCAGCAGCAGCAGCAGCAGCAGCAGCAGCAGCAGCATCAGCAGCATCAGCAGCAGCGCGTACATCTTCGACTGCGGCCCTACCATCGCACCACGCCTCGGCAGTTTCGATTGCGACCTTTGGCCTCCGCTCGCCCTCTGGCACATGTCTCAGCGCTAGGCGTGCGCATTTGCACGCCGCTCGAACAAGCTGCCCCTTGTCGGCCTTCATTTTGCCAGCGAGCCACAACATCCAGTCGCCACGGAGGCATTCAAGCCATGCTGTCTCCATGTCTGGTTGTGTGCGCAACCAGTCCATACCATCTCTACACGGGGCGTGCTTTTCGACGTCTCTTATGTTCATCACTCTTCCTCCAAAATCAGCTTGCCGCAGTAGGGGCAGTATCTGAATCTGTTGTCTTTCGGTCCGCCATCGTTGAATATGAACGCATTGCCGCACTCCGATTCGTGCCCTACATCCTCTCGCCATCCACAGTAATCTCCGCGCCACTGGGTGGCATGGTCGTAATCCTTATGGCCTTTGTGCCACCAATACCCTCCAGCCCAATAGATCTCATCTCCGCACACCATACATACGTGGTCGTGGTGTTTAGTTGTCATCACTATCCCTCCGCATGCGCACGTCTGTCGTTTCTCGCCACTCAGTCATCACTCGCCCTCCACTCGCTCAAATTCACAACACCGCACCAACGTGTTGACGTCCCAGCCGATACCCTTGGCGGCGTGCTTGTGTCAGCGTGTTCAATGTATGTTCTGTCATTCCTATTCCTTTCTATTCTCTATATTCGCAATCACCGTATTTCGTATCCTTCTTTGCTTTGCATTCACCTTGTCCAGCGTCTCCGACGCATAGCACGCGGGGCAAATCTCCGCGGGGTCGCTTAGCATGCTGCAAGAGCAACCCCGTTCGATTATCGTTTGCAGGCATTCCTTCATCATCCAGTTAGTCTCACCAGCCACCCTAACCCCGGCGACAATCTCAGCCCCATACGCTCCCTCGTGACCAAACAGAGACGCGCTTACTCTGTTGGCAACCAATCCGAGTCGGCTATATCGTTGGTAATCGTCTGACGCGATTTCATCTACAAACACGCCACCGCACGCCTCATAGCACGAATCACCGAGGTCATACGGTTGTGTTTCTGTCCTGCCGCAGACGTTACAGGTTATTACGCTAGCTTTCATTTCGTGCCTTCCTTTGCCTTAGAGTCCTAATCAATATCTCGCATCGCCTCATCGACGCGCCGCTGCCAGCCAAGGAACAACCCCTCCAACTCGCCCATCAGCTCCGGCAATAGCTCCTGCTCCGGTACCAGGTCGCAGGCGTGATCGACGGTGTCCGATATGTAGTCGGCTATCAGGTGGGCCATTGCGATTGCGGTCATCACTCACCCCTTCCGATTCTCAAACGCCACATACTCGGCCCACTTCCTTCTCTTGACCATCTCGGCATGCCTGCGCTTGATCTCTTCGCGCCTGGCTCGCTTGCGCTTATCTGTCATTGGTCGCCGCCTCTCTATCCTCTGCATCTCGGTAAGACCTGGCGCGCTCAAGATGATCCTTGTGCTTTTTGACGAACCAATCCGGCCAGTCCTGGCCTGGCTCCTTGATGCTGTCTAGCGTTGCTCGTTTGCGTATGGCCATCATGCGCTGGCTGTCGCTGCTCTGCGTCTTGATCTGCTTCTCCCGTTTCTCTTTTCGTTCGATTGCGTCTAGCTCGTCGTTGAATGCCTCTTCGCATGTTCTCTTGCTCGACGGCTTACCTTGACGCGGCCACCAGAACCCCATGCCCTCTCCCTTCGTCCCTAGAATAGTCCTGTCTGTTTGCTCACTCCATTCTCAACCTTCTTCACGTTGCGAACTGCTTGCTTGTAATATGACTCCTTCAGCTCAGACCCGATTGCCTTCCTGCCGTTCTTGACTGCAACGTAAGCCTCGGATCCGATGCCCAGGAACGGCGTCAACACAACATCATCAGGCTTGCTCCACAGTGCCACTACTCGCTCAATGACGTCAAGCTGCAATGGGCAAATGTGTTTCTTGTCTTCTGGATCACGCGCTGCCCTTCCGTTGAGTGTATTGGTCTGGCGAATGTCCATCCACACAGGGCTTGCGTAAGCGCGCCAGATGTTGTGACTGCGCTTGATGCCTTTGCCGCCGATCTCAAGACTACCGTGATATTCAGTAAGGCCATCCTGGTTATCTACTGGGTTCTGGTTTTCGCCAGGCTTTCGGAAGGCGAGCAGATAGTCAGGCAGGCCCATCCGGCACATTGTCGAGTCCTTGCATAGCTGTTTGTGCATCAGACCAATCGCCTTGGTCCTGGTTGCCTCTGTCAGCGGATCTTTCCAAATGCAGGTCTTTGAATGGTAGATGAACCCACACTCCTGAAAGAGCTTGGTGATGTCGGCTGGAAAGTCTTTGAGGCCAATGTACCCATCACGCTCTTTCATCGCTGGGATGTCGATGCAGTGGACCGCACAGATTCGCCCTGCCTGCATCACACGGTACAGGTTCTCGACAAGGAATCGGAAGTGCTCAAAGAACTCGTCATAGTCCTTGCAGTTGCCCATGTCGCGATCATCATCCGTGTAGCAGTAGAGGTCCGCGAACGGTGGCGAGAACACAGACAGGCCAGCAGATTCATCAGACAGGCCAGCGACGACATCACAGCAATCGCCATGGTACAGCGCGCAATTGTCGGTTACATATTGATCCAGTACCTTTACCATTTTGGCATCTCCATTTTCTTAGTTGGTTGATAGGTTGTCTTCTTCGATTCCTTCTGGTAGCGCTTCATTCCGCTAACGATGCCATCAAACATCTCATCGGCAAGTCGCTCTTTACGCTGCATGTTTTTCGTTACGCTGACCTCTGCTTCGGTTGTCACGATGTGGCATTCCACTTCGCGCTTCTGGCCGAATCTCCAGCAACGCCTTGACGCCTGGTAGAATTGCTCATGGCTGTGCGAAGGGAAAAAGCTCATCCGGTTGCAGTGCTGCCAGTTCATGCCAAAACCTGCGATGCTTGGCTTGGTCACGATAGCGCGGATTGACCCATCGCTGAATCCAAGCATCTTGCGTTCTTTCTCTGCGTCTGAATCTGAGCCGCATATCTCAACCGCTCCGCTGATCTTGTCTTTGAGCATGGCTGATTCATCGTTGAGCGCGCACCAGGCAATGAACGGCTCATCGTTGGCGTTGGCGATCTCTGCGACCTTGTCGCATCGGTCAGTCATTGTAGCCCGTCGCTCTGCGCGTTGCTCTGCGAGCGTTACGGCCTCGACTGCAAACAGCCTGTCGCCTACTGGCTTACTTGGCAGCGTGTGCTGCACCATTCGCATATCCGGCAGGCTGAATTCTGTATCGTCATAGTCGCCACAGTCTGAAGGCTTGCGAACAGCGCGCGACCATTGCGCCATGAACTCCCAGAACGGATCTTTCGCGTGACCTGACAGAATCCATTTGTTCGTGTCGCCGCTGTCATGCGTGAAGAATACAGAAAGCATCTCTTTGCGCTTCATGATGCCAAGCGCTTCTGAGCTTGTGCCAAGCTCCATGTGGTCATTCGGTGCTGGCGTTGCTGTGCATAGCAGGCGATAAGGTATCCCCTGCATGAAGTCAGTGATTGCCTGGCGGTATTTGCCGGCGTAGTTTTTCAAGATGCTGCTCTCGTCAAGCACGATGCCGGAGAAGTATCCTGGCTTGTACTTGTGCAACCTCTCATAGTTGGTGATGGTGATGCGGTCTGATATGTCGCCCTCTCTGCTGTGGTATGCTTCAATGCCAAACTTGTCTGCTTCTCGTTTGGTCTGCTCACTGACTGCAAGAGGCGTCAGGATCAGCACAGGCCCGGCATGATTCACAACGGCATCTGCCCATGATAGCTGCATTGGCGTTTTGCCAAGTCCACAGTCACAATACAACGCGCTCCTGCCCCTCTTGCATGCGAACTCAACCAGCGAGCGTTGGAATGGATAAAGGTAATCGTACCCATCTGGCATCGCAAACCCGCAATCCTCGATGACTCTCGCCTTTGATCTGATGAACTCCGTGTAATCCATTTGCATTTGATCCCCCTTCGAAAAAGATCGTTAGCAGATAAAAACGTCAACGCTGTATTCGCCCTTCCGTTGACCGTAAACAAACCTCAAGCACTCCGCGCCATCGTCATAGCCTATCGCATCGCATACGCCATCTCTGATCGCCTTGAAGCTGCGCGACAGGTTGTCGCCGTCCAGCTTGCGCTTGCCTACCCTGACTAGCTTAATCACGATAGGCTTCACTAGCTCAAACGTGGTCTTGCCTATCGCGTTCCGCACCATAATGAACGCGGCTTGCCTTTGCTCTCTGGCGCGCTTGGAGCGCTTCCCCCAATGCTCTCTTGTGTTTGCTTCGCTTACTGTGCGTATTGGCATGCTGATGTGGATCATCGTTTGGCCTTCCTGATCTGATCAAGGCAAGCGCGCATTTTTGCCTGGTCCATTACCCCAACATAGTCTCCGGCCTGCGCATAGTATTCTGCATACTCTCGGTCAAAGCCACCGTCAATCTCCATGATCGCGGCTCTCTCTTCTTGGTCTTCAGTCATCGTCTTTTCTTCGCCTTCAGAATGATCCCATGCTCAACAATGCGCGGCCCCGTCTTGTCTAGGTCACAAGCTATTGACCTGCGCGATCCTCTACCGTTCCTGACCTTGTGCAGATGTATCGTTCTCGAGTGTGTTGCCACATCGTCGTCAATGTCTTCGCATATGTCACTCATCTTGATGATGTCGCTCTCGACCTCTTCATGGCAAACCATCTTGATTGAGTTCTGAGAGAATCGCCCCCAATCGGCATGTCCTTGTATGCTCTCTCCGTCCTTTGTCGTATGCGTTACTGCCATCAGATGGCACTTGCTGTTCGCAATCCTGGCAACAATGTTTTTGACGAACTGGCTTTGCCCCTGGTAGGTGTTCTGAATGATCTGCCTATCGTCGTCGTCGTATCCGTCGAGGTCAAAGTCGATCATCGTCACTGGATCGATTACAAGCAGATCTGCAAATCGCGCCGCCTCTCCGATCTCTGCCGCCATCTCTCGCCAGGGTATATCCGGCATGTACTCGTTTCCGCATTCTCCGATCGGAGATCGTGGATTCTCGAAAATCCTGCCTTTGATATCGTCTATGGTGTCGCTGTGCCTGCTGATCGCACTAACTGCTCTGTTAGCCTTGATCGGGTCAATATCCAGAATGCCCCAATCGTTATCGATGATCGCCAGAAACCGCCTAAGCCAGTATTTTGGCGACTCCTCCATTGGCAGATAATACCAATTGAGGCCCAGGTTCTGACAGTGTATCAAGAGAGAAAGGATCAGATAGCTTTTGCCGCTTCCCTCTGTGCCGCTCACCACTGTGAACTCTCCCGGCCTAATAGTGCCAAACATATTGCGCATGTGAAGCCATGGCCACTCGACCCCCTTGCGCTTGCCTGTGATCTCGTCCTCAAGCTCTTGGAGCAGTTCTTGCCCTGCCGCCCCAGTGCTCCGCATCATTGCCATTAACGCCCCCCCGCAAGCAGCTCTCGTTTTATGTCCTCTTTTTCCTGCTCTGACACCTCCCAAAGCACCTCGTAATCGCTGTTCTCTTCGGTGAACCAGACAGAGAGGCACTTCTGCTTCCAGTTCCGTACCTTGTTGCCTTTGCTGTCATGCCAGTCGGCGGTATCGTAGAACTCAAAGGCCTTTTTGGCTATCCTGCCGTAGCCCTTCTCTTTGCAATAGGACTCGAACTCTTCAAATGATGGTGGGATGAACTCTCTATTATTCTTTCTTCTTTTCTTCTTTTCATTCTTGTTTGTGGTTGATTGCTGGTTGATTGTTGGTTGATTTGCTGGTTGATTTGCTGGTTGATTTTCAACGACAAGCTGATATTTTGCCCAATTTTCAAGAGTATAAACGGTATATTTGTTGGTTGATTTGCTGGTTAGGTCGCTGGTTGATTTCAGACGGGCTATGCATGACCGTATCTGCTGTTCGCTCAGTCCTGTACCATCTGCCATTTTCTTTCGTCCGCTAACAAATTGTCCAGTTTCTATCAATATCCCACGCCATTTCTTAGGCTCATGATTGGCCTGCAACAGCATCCAGATGAAAAGCCGCGTGGTGTTGTGATCGTCCCACCACTCCCAATTCAGTATCTGTCTGTGGATTTTGACCCATCCGCTCACTCTATACCCCATTCGATCTTGTGAATCTTATATTCGAGATCAACCACGCGATCCTGTAGCTCCGCAAGCCTTATAAGCATAGTGTGGTATTCTCTGCTGTCAGATGTACCGTATAGGTATCCGTGGTGCTTCTGATGGCAATTGTAGCAAAGGCTAACCAGGTCGCTTATGCTCTCCATTCCAAGCTCGTCTGGATATCGCCTGTGGTGTACATGCTCTGCCCGATCTCCGCATAAGACACATTCGTAATTGTCGAGATCAAGACGCTGACGCCTTATCGTTCTCCACGTGTCTGATTGAAGATACTCTGTGTATGTCATTTCAAATGCCCTTTCAAAAAAACCACCGACCAAGCTGCTGAAACACGACCGCATATGCACAAGGCGACGGAAGGTTACTTGGCCGGTGGTTAAAGATCATGAAAGGTTCCTTGCGCAAGATCACAATCGTATTTCAGCGAAGTCAACAATACAGATTGACGGCACCGAATCAACTCAAAAACAGATTTGCCGGGTATGTTTTCCATCTCAATGCGAATGGCCTATGCCATCCTTATGGTATCAGACTCCCGGCGCTGCTCTTTTGTCATATGCCATTTGCACGCTATACGTTCATCGTTTACTGTAGGGTCGCGTTGGATTGTTCTGCCGCTAGAGTCAATCGCAACTATCTGAGGTGGATCAATGCAGCATCTTTCTTTGTCTCTATAGACACAATCGTGGCAGGTATACCATGCCATATCTTCACTCCACTCAAAATCCCATATGTTCCGAAAAGTTATCCCGCTCAAGGTGCTGCGCTCGGTTCCACCGGTTGATGATCTTGCGCACCGCCTCAAGCCTATCAGCAGGCCAGACGAGAAGCATCACCAGGCATGCCTCTCTGACTCCATCAGGCAGCGCCTCAACGTCTTCAGCCATGCGCTGATACCAATACCGCCCTGACTTGTCCTTGTGGCCGTGTGGCGCGCCTACGTGCCTTGCCTTGATCTCGATAGGTGTTGCGCCTTCATCGCCAAACAAAGACCCCTGGTTGCCTAGCCTAATCCTGGCCATTATCTGCCCTCTCTCTGACGATGATATCACCGGACAGCTTGATAGCCTCACCATCATTCAGACATGCATCAATCGCGTACTGCGCAATCTCCCTAATGCTGTCATAGTCGCCCTGCAATTGCAGGCTGTCGATCGTCTCAAAAGTGCTTGGCTTGTCTTCGCTCATTGGTTCCCCCTGATCAATTGTAGTCTGGCCTGGTCTCTTTAGTGTTGAGGATTGAAATTGCCTCTTCGGCATCCCTGAAGATGTTGCTGTGATATTTTGTCGTTTTGCCTTTTCGGAACCAATCCCAAGCCTTGATACAGAAACCAACCTTTGCGCGAGTGCTGTATTTCTTCGTCGATCCGCTTATCAAGCGGAAACGGTTGGCCAGTGCTAGCCTGGTGTCATTTTCTGTAAGGTTTGACATCGTCAAAACGCCATGCCAGAACTCTTCAGTTTTGTCCTTGTCGATCATCTCCATGTAGTACCACAAGAACACGATGATGCTCGCTGAGACGATCCTATTCGTCATGCCATACTTTTGGATAGCGAGAGCAATTTCCTTAATCCTTGGGTGACACACAACCCAATCCATCTTCTTGCCAGATGTTGTCAGGTGATTTGAATGACCGCTTCCGGTAGCGTGACCAAAGCGCTCGAACAGTATGCAACTTTTTGCCGCTGCGCTGCATGTCGAAGCCACAAATTTGTCGTACCCTGCGATGCATAGCATGTCTGTTCCAGACCTGGTCGCACCTGTGTTGAGAGTTTTGAATGCATCGATATCGACACCGAAGACAACCATGCTTGTAAATGGCACATCTGCCTCAATGCAGGCATGAAGCCTGTGTTGACCATCAAGAACATCACCGCCGTTCGAGATGATGATGGACTCGCCATTCACAACCCATTCGCGCGCCTCCATCTGCCTTGCATACTGGCTTACCGTCGCCTTTCTTAGTGGTCTGTTATGGCTGTTTTTCTGGAGCATCTCTTTGCATCTTGCCGGCGTTATCGTGACCACTCTCGACTCAATTTCTCTTTTCTCTTGATCGTTCATTTCTGATCCCTTCTAAGAATCAACCACAAATCAAAACGGAATGCTATCATCAAACGACTCATCTTGAGTCGCGTTGCTTTGGCTGGCTGACGTAGCATGGTTGCCGCGTTCGCCCTTCCAATTATCCACCGCTACATAAGGCTTGCCAGATTTGCCGATCTTGATGTCGCAGTTGATATACCCTGCCTCGTTCGGCTGTTTGGCTGTCAGCCATGCCAGTAGCTTGTCGCGGTTGATCGACAGCTTGCCGACAACGTAATCTGGCGCGCCTTCGCGAGGTTGTTTGAAATACATACCGCTTACGAATTCTGTTTCATTGCTCATTACTCACCCTCCGCTTTCTTCAGCTTCTCGCCCAAGTCGATAATGGTCCACTTCATCGATCTGATCTGCGACCTATAGCGCCTTACTGCCTGGTTGAGCCTCTTGACCTCTTGCTTGTATGCTGCCGCGCGCGTCTTACCCATTTTCCAGCGCCTCAAGAGCGGCATTAAATGTTGCCTTGAAGTCATCGAACATCGTCTTGTCTGATGCCACATCGGCAGGCTTGCGCCTCTTCAGGGCTGTAGTATAGACCCCTGCGTCGATCTTCTGAGCGTTGTCAATCCATGCCAGATTGGCCTTGATCTGCTCATCCTCTGTCGGCACTGGCGGCGCTGGTTGCGAAGGCTCTGGTTTCTTCTGCTCATCCTTCTTTGGTGATGCCGCCTTGCGCTTCTCGCGCTTCTTTTTGGCCTGCTGGATTATGTCGCTAGCCGGTGCTGAGTCAGTGACAGTCGATTCAACCCACTTCTCTTCGACGTCCATCTGCTCCTCTGCGATCCTGATACCCTTCAAGGCATCAGGGAAAGCATCGCGGCAGGCGAAGGCCCTGGCCCTGTTCAAGAGCATCCGCTTTGGATACTGCTTCCAAGGCCCTTGCTTATCGAGCAGACCGGCGCGCTTGGCATCGTCCATTGAGAAGGTGCCGACTGTCTCAGGCTCGCCCTTGCGCTTGATGATGCATGTTGCGGTCCTGCCGTTCTCTTCACTGGCATCTTCGATCTTCATCCACTCGTAATCAGGATGCGCCTTGACGATGGCGACCGTGAGATCGCCCCAGACGCATGGCCTGCCGTTGATGACCGCGATGTTCTGAAGTGCCTGCATGGGGCTGACGCCAAGCTCCAGGCCCATCTGGAGAGCTGCAAATACGTCTGCTGGCCTGCCCTGGAGCGATTTCGGGATCATGGCAGATTGCGCGAGGTATTCAGCCACCTTGAACCCTTCATCAAAGCTGCTCAGGTCCAACATTCCGAATTGCGATTGGTTGGTTTTGATGATGTCGTTACTCATTGCGGTTTCCCTTCGTTATCGAACTCACAAGTATTTCTTTACGGTTGGTCAATTACCCTTCTTTGTATACCATGCAGGCAGATCGACTACCTGGATGTCCTCTTCGTAGCCGTGCCAGATGTCGTAATCTCGGCAGGCCCTGATCATGTTGAGGTATCGCGTGTATTGCTCTCTGCCAAGAGAGATGGCCTTTGCGCTGAACTGGTATACGCTCACGCAGTGAGGCGGGTCTTTCTCGACACATACGAAAATGAACGGCAAAGACTCGCCAGTGTTCGCGGCCCATCCATCGCTGTAGTATGCGGCTTGGATGTGCCTGAGATAGTCTGCTGCCTGCTTGGTGAATGTGTCGCGGTCGCCGCTGACGATGGTCTTGACGTCGGCGATATATTGGCCTGGCTCAACGCAATCCAGGCGCGCCTTGCATTTGATCCCGTCATGATCCCAATCAAGCGAGACTTCTTTGTGTGTGGTGTCGATCAGGTCATAGGCATAGCTGTCTTCAATCGCTCGCGCCATCGCCTCGACCTGTTCTGCCTCTGCTGCCAAGATGATGTCAGCGCCTTCGCTATCTTTGGCCATCTCTTTGTATTTCTTCGTTGTGCGTGTACTGGCATCGCAGATCATGAACTCTTCAGCGTAGCGATCAGGCTCAAGCACTCGCGCATGGAATGCAGATCCGACGATCATTGCAGATGTCGGTTTTGGCTTATGCTGCTGTGCGTAATGGTAATGCGCAGGACTGCGCGCAAGGTCTTTGAACGAGCTTTGGTTGATGCCCTCCATCGCTCGGTATTTTTTCTCAGGCATCCCTTCGTAGATTGCCATTCGATCTCCCTTCTAGTATTGTCCAAATGCCTTAAAGGCAGCGGCAGTTTTTTTTGCCAGTTCCTTAACCTGATCACTTCTGTTAATGCTGGCAGAAAAGGAAAGAGAAGCTCCAGGCACAGAAACAGAAACATTGATATACATTCTCCATACAGGCGAGGAGCGATAGTCATAGAAACCGCCATCTGAGAGAATTGTGCATTCAAACTCATCAATTTTAGAGCAGGAAAGTCTGCGCGAAAGAGTTCTCTGGAACTCCCTACGCATAGCCCTTATTGCATCAAACTTAGCCGCATCAATGGCGAGGTGCATCTCCATTCGCTTTGCCTTGATATTTTCTACAACTAGCTCTGCGGCTTTGACTTTTTTATCAATTTCCAGCGATTCCTGCATAATGGTATTCAGCTCACTCACTGCATCATTAAAGATTTGGTCAGCTTTCGTGTATGCCATTCGATCTCCCTTCGTTTGATCTTTACTTGATGCCAATCTTCTTAACGACGCTCAACACGATATCCCTGATGTAGGCGCTGGTGTACATGTCGCGCTTGATTGCCTCGCTCTCCAGTCGTTCCCATTCGCTGTCTGTGAATCTAACGCCTCTTACTCTCCTGGTCTGGTCAAGTTTCCTCTTCGTCATTGGTGCTGCTCCGCTTCAACTCCCCCAACAATGATACCATTTCTTTGTGCCTCTTTGCGCGTGACTCTGCAAGCTCCTGATCCATCTTGGCCAGCGCTTTCACAAGCGCAGGATGGCGACAGCG